ATTCAACGGTTTCCTTGAGAATAAATGCGTTGTCATTGACGAACAGACCAAATTGGGCGGAAATGACCCTTTATATCTATACGATTATATCAAGCGACTTAGCGGATCGAGATTTGCCGCAATTAACGAGAAGAATAAAGGTGTGAAAACCGTACTTACTGGAACTTATATTATTATCTGCACAAACGAACAGCCACTCCGCATCCGTGATGCGATTGACAGCCCGTCAAATAATCAATTCATAGTCATCAGAGCTAAAAACAGTAAAGTAGAGGCTTTGGAGAAATATAAACTTGAAGTCCAAAAATTAGGATTTTCTGCATACGAGGATTTTTTCAATTACGCTATGGGTTATTATGTGATGACGGAATTATTCGATGTCTATAAACAAATGAAATTAGAGAGTAAAACAAAAGCATTCCGATACGGAATGGAAATACCAATTTTTGAGGGGTTAAAACACATGATGGCACAATCAGTTACAAGTCAAGACAAAGAAATGATCCAATCTATAGAGGATTTATTAGAAAATGACAACAAAAGAAGTTATTTCCTTACAGATTCTATGGATGAATTATTTGACGAATTTGCGTTGCCGACAGCAGGAAACAAAGGCTTCTTAGCTAAGAAGCTAATAATAAGTCTTTGCAGTCAGCGCAAATGGAAAGTATCGGCATTTGAGATGTTTTTAGGCAGGTACAATTTAATTAAAAATGACTATATGAGGCGAGTAGTTAAAAGTGGCAGGACAATATCAGGCATGTTGATTGATGTAGATCGAGTAGAATATTTGAGTAAATATAACGCATGGTCAGGCTATCAGATAAGCAACTATAAGGAAAGTGATGATATTGTGATTAACGAAAGTATAGTGAATAGAGAGGTAGTAATTAAGCAGGAAGAAATAAACAATCAAATAAAAGACTTGGATTCATTAGGATTATTTAATTAAAAGGAGCTACCATGAAGTACATTTATATTTTAATGTCAAGCAAGCCGGATCAGACGCATATATACGGTGTGCATACTAAGCAATCTGAAGCAATACAACATTTGAGAGATTGTGTGGATGATAGGTTTAAGTGGAATACGAATGTAAGTAGTAGATATGTCCAATGCTACTATGACCCGAAAATTAGCAATTACGAATTTAGGGAAGAAATCGTACAGTACGACGAAAAAGACTGTGGCGAAATAAAGACAATAAGAGAAAGATTCACTATCTATAAATATCAGATTGATGGGAAGGATAGGACTTGACAATGATAGCCAGACCTTATCAAAATACAATTATTGATAAAGTATTCGCATTGATAGAAGAAGGCAAGATGCGTATTCTTGTCAATTTATGCACTGGGGCTGGTAAAACATTTATAGCTAAATGTATTATTGAGCATATACTTAAAACAACTAACCATTCGATAATGTTTTGTTGTCATCGCCAGATTTTAGTTAATCAGACTTTTGATAAAATGTCAGACTTATCACCAAGTGTAGTTATGGGTACTGATAAAAGATTAGATAAAGAAAATAGATTCCAAATAGTGAGTTTGCAAACACTAAAGAATAGAGATATTGCAGAACCGTATTTATTGATATTTGACGAAGTGCATGTGGGTTATTATGCTGATATAATACAGGATGTCTTAATTAAATATCCTAATAGCAGAGTTATCGGGCTGAGCGCAACCCCTGTTGATAGCAGAGGATACCTTCTGGAGAATTTCGATTCATATATAGATGATATTCAAATGCCTGATTTAATTCAAGCTGGCTATTTAGTTCCATTTGAAGTTTATAGCCCGATTTCACTCAACCTATCTGAAGTTAAAGTAAATAACGATGATTATGACCAAGTAGAGCTTGAGCAGGTTGTAATAAAGGAATGGTTGTTACAAACCGTAGTAAGTAATTATATTAAATACTGCGATAGTAAAAAATTTATTGCCTTTGCTACAACACAAAAGCACGGTAAGGCATTATGCGAAGTATTCAATCATCAGAATATCAAAACAGGATATATAGATGCTAATATAAGCCAAGGCGAACGAGATGCAATTCTTGCAAATTTAAAAGCTGGCACAATTCATGGCGTGGTAAATATTGATGTGCTAACTGCTGGTTTCGACGAACCCTCGATTGAAGCGATTGTGGATGCAGCCCCAACTCGTAGGATTGGAAAATATCTACAAAAGATAGGTCGTGGATCAAGAATATATCCTGGTAAAACTAAATGTATTTATTTAGATATTGGAAATAATGTTGAAACCCACGATATGCCGGATATTCGTAGGACTTTTAAGTTCAAACCCCTCATTTCAAAAGTAATTGACCGCAAGCTGAATTTAGAAAACATAGAAGAAAGACAGGCAATGCCGTCTGTAATAAATTCCGAAAAATTAGTCTATTTGCGTAAGATAGGGAAGCTACTCGACAAGTACGAGGGCAAGGTATATCGCAATGAAGCGGAATTACAGGAAGATGTCAACAATTATTTATCGAAGACTGGTTTATTCGCATTCCGACAGAACAGTGGAATGGCTAAATTCGGTGGTATGCTACAAAGTAAGCTCAAGGAATTTTTATATAAGAATGGCCATTTAATTCAGTATTCAGCTATGCTTGGCGCATTTGCTCAATTCGCTTCCCAAAAAGAATACTATGTGTGGTTTACATCTAAGTCCGGTTTGGCAGACAACAGCGTATTTTATAAAGTCGGCAGTCTGTTTTTCGGCATAGAATTAAAAATGCCGAAGGGTCACTTGACAAAACACCAAATGATTACACTTCCAGAGATGATCCGATCAGGAATATTATTATTCATAGCAGAGTCAGTCCACGATGTGTATGAAATAATATGCCATATAGAGAATAATGTAAATACAAGCGATTACGGTGTAACAATTAAAAATAGCATATATGATCTGCCGGAGCGACAGAAAGGATTGTATTACAAACATAAATTGCCGTTATACGAGATTAAGGGAAATGAGGAATTAGTATGACCTACGCAAAAGGCGGATATTACAAGGTAAAGAATCCTGAAGTAGATAAAGGAAATGACTGGGTTGCCGAAAGGTTAGCCAAGCCAGAAGCAAAGTGACCGACAATAATATTAGTAGGCGAAATGGAGCATGACCCAACGGCTAACGAGCAAATCAGAAAGCTAATCAAGCGGAATAATCTTGAAAGAATGAAATGGCTATATGGAGATTGGCAATATGAATAACATGATTAAATTATTAGAATGCCTGCATTTTAGGCGTAAATTCTTCTCAGACAGATCAGCAAGCTGGTATGAAAAGCGATATGATACTATATTAGGAAGAATTTGTATTGAAGCAGATATAGATAGTGAGAAAATTTACATTTATTGTAACGATAAGACTGAAAAAAACAGCGTTATCAGTAAGCAATATGTAATGACAGCTAACAGGCTAAAAACATTAAATTATAAGATGGAAGGATTGAAATGAAATACTATATTTATTCGGGTATAACGAGCTTCTTAATTGGATTAGTAGTGGGCATGATAACTTGCTTTAATTACTATAATTTCGAGCCAAAAATAAGCGATATTGCTATTAAGCATGACAGTATTGACACGCTTGCTACAGAACTCAAATACAGCGACGAATTGAGTATGGTTCATAATGCTGTAACAGTAATACCGGAATTAGAATCAACTACTAATACCACTTGGTATTGCGTATTTAACGAAGGCAACCCATTCGAGCAACCTGAAAGTTTATTTGTTTATATCACTGACTATAAAGACGGCTATGTAAAGTATATCGAGCATAATAGAATCGAATCGAGAAGGGCAGATTTTTTTAATATGGATTTCAAGTTCTATAAAGATGGAGAGCGGAAATGAAAGATTGGCTTACTATCTTAATCCTAATAATAGGCTTAGTAATATTAGAGCCTGCACGATATACTAATGTTTTATTATTCTGCTTAGTAGTACAAAACTTAAACAAAGAAGGAAATAATGAAAGTCCTAAACATACTCATCCAGGAGTATAACGGTCAATTAGCTGTAAATGTAATAAACGATCAATCGCAATCAGCATTAGAAAGCGAGACTGAATTGGCAAATGCGATAGCTGAAGTAATTAAAGAGTATTTAAAAATCGAATAATATGATAAATATCATTGTATATTTTTCTATATATATGTATATTAAACTAAAATTTGGAGTATAAATGGCAACATTCATAGTAATCGTAACAGCAATTCTGAGCTTCTATCTCGGTATGACAAGAGGCGCAATTATAGCTAAACAGGAAATATGGGATGCCTTCAATCAAAAATACGGGGATTTATAATGCGAATAGTTATATTTTTGTTTATAATAAGCCTTATCGCACTTATAACATTTGTTACATTATTTTATCCAACTAAAGCAAGACAGAAAACAATTACAGTATATTATAACGGCTCGTCAGATACATATAAAGAAGCGGAGGTGATATTCCGATCTAAAGAACAAACGCATATTAACATTGACGGTGTTACTGTGCAAATAATATGTGATAGTAATGCAGTTAAAATCAATAACTAATACAGGGGCTTAAATGTCTAACAAGAGAGAATTGATTAGAGCGTATTTAAAAGATCATCCAATACAAGCATCAGTAGCAGGACAGTACGAGAAAATAGGTAAGGCATTAGGTATGGATGCTGAAAATGTAAGGAATATAATTAAGTACAATAATTTAGCTCCGAATGTTTATTGCAACTCACAGGCTAAACGAGTTCCGGTAGAGGTAATTAAAACAAACGCTAAATCTCAAGACGAGGCGGAACTTGACAGACAGGAATTTTGGGATTCAATGAAGCAGAGGTCGGAAAAGTACATTACGAGATTTGAGGAACAGGACACAATCGAATTATCAGTCGGGAAAGGCGAGTGGATAGGCATCTGTTTAATAGCAGATACTCACTTTGGTAACGAGGGCGTGGATTATACTAAGGCTGAACGAGATGCCCGTATAATAGCGTCTAATCCATATCTATTCACGATACACGCAGGCGACGAAGTGGATATGTTTATCAAAGCGAATATTATGGAAGGCGTAATAAATGCTACTACAAGCCCGAAACAGCAGGTTAAACTGCTCGATCATTGGCTTAATCTGTTAGGCGACAGCGTACTTGCGATGATTATGGGTAATCATGATAGCCGTATTAAAGAAACTACGGGTCTCGATGTAGTAGGTCATTTAATCCGCAGTAAAAAGATATTCTATTCGCCTTACCAATTCCACATGAAATTGCATATCGGGTCGCAGGAATATTCGATTTTAATGAGGCATCAGTTTAGGTTTAACAGTACCGATAATCTGACGCATACCTGTAAGAAATTATTGCAGAAAGGACAGTACGATGCCGATATTATCTGCATTGCGCATAATCACGAATTTGCATTAGAAGTATTCGAGTGGCGCAGAGGGAAAAGGATAGCTTTACGGCCTGCTACATATAAGGTAGCTGATACTTATGCGAATAAAGTAGGCTATGTACCATCATCAGCAACTATGCCAGTCCTGATATTCAATCCAACAACAAAAGAGATGATACCAATGGTGGATATTGATAGGGCGGATCACTATTTAAGATTCCTGAATAGCGAATTAAAATCATCTAAAAGTACGAAAAAATAATACTTAGTGGAGAAAGTATGGATTACCTGCCAAGCATAATTGAATGTATTAAAGAAAAGAAAACATTTGTAGTGATGAGTACCGATTATGTTATAGTAGATACTAAGTCATGGAATAGATTAAATCATGTAAAAGGACACAAACCAAAGGCAGTAAAACAGCTATTCTATGAAGAATGCGTTAATTGGACTGACGAAGATTATCAGAAATTAAAAACAATATTAGAACGGAGGAAAAGTGAAACTAAATAAGCAAACATTACTACCAAAATTAGCGTTAATATCCGCTATTTTACCCAAGTCGTCATCAAAGCCTATTACCGAATGTATCTTGTTCGATAATGGCAAATTATACGCTACTGATATGACTACTGCGCTTGAAATACCTGTGGGCGATACTGAAACTTTATGTATTGATGGCAAGCGGTTTATCGCTATTATTAAAGCGTTTTCCGGCAATGATATTGATATTATTGTTAAAGACGGTATTGCGAAAATTACAGATGGTAAGTCTAAATTTGAATTAACTGTAATTGCGGATAATTCGGATTTTCCTGTAATGCCGAATTTGCAGGAAACACCTATAAGCCTTGATGGTGAGAAATTAGGTGATGTATTTTCGCACGCTATCAATTTCGTATCTGAAGATAATTTAAGAGCTGTACTGACAGGTATATTTGTAGAGAATAATGCTACTAATTTGAATTTAGTATCTACTGATAGTGTACGACTATTTAAATATGCTATGCCTGCCGTAAATGCCGACTTGAATTTAATCATACCTGCAAATTCAGTTAAATTACTTAAGCAATTCGCAGGCAAGGATTTATCCATAGCGTCAAATGATAGTATCATACAGTTCGTAAGTAATGGCACGAGATTAGTTAGCCGTCTGATTAACGGTAAATATCCGAATTATACCGCTATTATACCTGCAAGCAATGGTAGTAAACTTACATTTAAAACAGCCGACATATTAAGCTCAATCAATCGTGCAAGTTTGGCGGCTAATCAAGTTACCTGCTTAATTAAATTTAAGTTGTCGGCTAATCAATTAACGCTAATCAGTCAAGACAGCAATTCCGCAAGCCAGTATGAAGAAACTTTAGCGTGCGAGTGGGCAGGCGAAGAAACTACAATAGGCTTCAATTATAAGAAGCTGGTAAGTATTTTATCCATAATCAAAGGCGATGCTGTAATGCTGATAAATACTTCTAAGAAACCTGTAATAATAAACGATACGGCTGATCCTGATTTGCTTACACTAATAATGCCGTCGAGTGTGGAGGGGTAAAGTGGGTATAAGTATAACACCTAAGAATGATAATACTATGCGTAATTTCGATACAGGCGCAACGAGAGATAGTGATGACGGCAAGAATGATTACGAGGGCTTTCTCGATCCGCTTTGCATTGAAGCATTTGGTGATTATATGACGGTGCATAGAAAACAGGCAGACGGGAAATTAAGGGATAGCGATAATTGGCAGAAAGGCATGAGTAAATCCGTTTATATTAAGAGTTTATTCAGGCATTTTATGGATTTATGGGCTACTCACAGAGGACACAAACGCTACGACAAAAAAGATAAACACGAAATAACAGTTAAAGAAGCGTGCTGTGCTATACTATTCAATGTATTAGGCTATCTGCACGAAGATATAAAGGAGAGCAAAAATGATATGCTATAAAGATAAAACATTCTGTCCATACTGGGCTACCTGCATGAATGGCTTTAATTGCGATAGAGCATTGACGGACAAAATAAAGGAAGATGCTATTAAACAAGAAATGCTGATTTCGCAATTTGCCGAACAGCCTGAATGCTATCAGGAAATAATATAATGAAGTACCAGGTATCATTCCAAATTGGAATTAAGAAATTGCGGATAAATGTGGAGGCTGATAATGTGGGAAGTGTACCGCAAGCATTATTGAAGAAAGTAATTTTTTATGAGATAAAGGAATTGGATGAGGAAGATGATTATGACGACCCACAAATCATAGGCGATAAGAACATAATGGATCAATTTGAGAAAATATTTGGGATGAAGATGAAATGAGAAAAAAACTAAGTGATGATTTATGGGCAGATTCCGTATTGTGGCAATTATTAAATGATTTAAAATCAATAGAAAAAGCTATAAAAAATAGGGATGTTGAAATTATTGGTGCTTCTTGTATGTCAAGATCAGAAACAGTTGCAACAAGTATGGTTAATATCTGTGTATCGAAATCTGATATAATAGAATTTGAATTACGAGTAACTGGAAAGAGAGAAATCAAATGAGAAAAAAACTTATATTAGACATAGATGGCGTGATAAGAGATATAATTCCACAGATAGTTTGGGTATATAATATTTATTACGCAGTCGGTAAAGTTACAGAATCAAATATTACCGAATGGGATTTATCTAAATGCTTACCGCTAATTAAAGATACTAAGCGGTTTTTCATTGAAAACGGTATTGAGATATTCGTTCATAGCGAGCCATTCCCTGAAACGCTATCAGCCTTAGATATACTTAAGAGGGAATTTGATACAGTATTAGTATCGCATCAGTACGAAGAAATACGCCATTATACAGATGTTTGGCTCGAGAGACATAAGATAGACATTCCTGTAATCTATACAGCCGATAAAAATCAGGTCACAGGCGATATTATAGTTGACGATTATTATAAGCATCTTGACAAACATAATGCTACCTACAAGTATCTGATGCACGCTAATTACAACAAACATATAACTGGGTATAGTCGAATATATAATCTGTATCACTTAATTCACGAATTGGGGTAAAAATGGAACTAATGGAAATAATAGATCATTTTGATAAGCTGGGCTATCTACCTTATAAAGACAATATGGTAACATTCGCAGGCTTGGACAAAATACATATTTATAACGATTTGCTTACTGTATATGACACAAAATTCGCTCTACACATACATATAGACGATATAGTTCGTATAAGCGATTACAGCGATCATATAACATTGCATTTCGCTAATAAAAGTCTAATTAAGATAGACAAGGGGTGGTAATGGGCGAAAAATTCTACGCTATCTTGCGTGCCGATATGTATAGCAGTCATTATATTCCTATCAGATATTATAAAAGCGAATCTGCCTGTAAAGACGAATTAGCCAAAATACTCGAAGCAGAAGAAACGGCATATAATGAGAAATGCGATGCTATTAAGAAGAAAATCGAAAAGATAAAAAGCGAAACTGTATATTCGGACAGTATAGAAAATCTTCAGATAGATTTGGATAATGCTAAATTTGAATATGAGGAAACTAAGTACAAAATAGCAACTTATGAATTTGAGGATTAGCCGATGACTGTCAGCACTATTGACGAAACCTGCTTATTCCATTATACCGCAAGCCATAAACGGATTGTCATACTGCCAACAAAGAAATTCTATACAAGATCGGATATAATGCGGTTCTGCCAGGCAAACGGTCTTTATAATATAGACATAACAATTAACCGCAAAGAAACTACCGTATGCTACAAAAAGAAACGAATTGTCATAAATATACATCTAAACAGTGCCGCAGGCGAATGGTACGCTATACTGAGCCAAATAATTGAGAATGGAGGAAGTAATGGATGAAAAATCTAAAAGCTATTTTATAACATATTTAGTAAAACATTGGAATTGCGCAGAATATGAATATCATAATATAATAGTAAATGATTTCGATCCGATAATATGGGTTGATACGCAATTACAAAATTACTTTTCTCCTAAGCCAGAAATAACTATTTTATTCTATAAGGAAATAGAAAAACCATTATATGTTATTTTAGATAATAAGAATGGAGTAAATAATGAAAGTAATTAAATGCAATATCGAAGAATGCCATTTCTGGACTACAAATAATACATCCGATAATTGCGAAGCTAATATATATGCGAAAGACTGCAAGACGAGAAAGTATATCTTGCGATTAAAACGAATAAGTAATTATCTTAAGATACAATTAAATAAGAAATAAAGAAAAAGCCCGAATTAACGGGCTTTCTCATTGTCAAACAAGTAAAAAAGAGGAGTATGACCAATATATTAAATTTTTATTATGCTGTCAAGATATTTGTTGTATTTATTTTTATCAAATTTATTTTCTATATCCATCTCTATTTTCTTTATTATCGGCAATACAGCATTATCATCAGTCCAATAAGTCGTATGGCATAATGGAGTTTTACGCTGTAAGAACGATCCTACAGGACAAATATAATCCCTGTCCACTTGTTTCATATCTGCCGGATATATTTTAATCAGCTTGGCTATTATATCTGACATGCCAACTATATTGAGCCAGTATTCCGTATTCACTTTATGTTTCCTTGATACCATTTTCAAGCCAAGTGGACTGCCCATAGTAAAGAAATTCTTTATCTTGCGTTCGCTCTGATACAGCCAATCGTACGCTACTATACCACCCATAGAATGAGCTATTACCGTAATATTTTCCAAGTCTTTCGGCAAATACCATTCTATATACTCGTAAATATCCTTGCGTGTGTAATTATAGCAAATACAATCGAATAGAATTGAATTAAATACATTGCGCAATTTATCCCATTCGAGATTATGCGTTGTTTTCTCGTTTACGGTATATGCGCTGATACCCATATCAAGTAAATGCGAATATCGTATTTCGTGGAAAACTATATCATCTTTAATATTAGCTCGCTTTAAATAATAGTCTTGAAATTCTTTTGAATAACCTTCTTCCTGCTTGCCGATACCATGTATTATAATTATATTAGTTTTCATCGCTGATCTCGAAATTCTCATCTATTACCGGATTATCTAAAATCTGCTGTACTACTTTCTTATTATTGATCCGTTCTCTTTTTCTAAGACATCTTTTTACATACGCTACATTTTTCTCGTCATCAAGTAAACCGTCGTCTTTATGCCACTTCATAAAATCTTCTTCAAATGCGTTTTTGGCTCTTAATCTTCTGCCTTTCATAATAGACCCTTATATAATTACCACTTTCAGTCCATTTGCTCTAAAACATACTTTAAATAGCATTCATCGCTTTCGCTTATTATCCAATTACACTCATTACAATAAATACACATCTCTAAATTTATAATATCGTATTCCTAATAGATTTCTTCACTTCCGCATACTGGGCAGATTGCCATTATTTCATCCCATTAAATGCTATTGATAAATGATTGCCGTCGTCAAATTTTACACCGTCTTTGTTGAAATCGAAGTCACCACCCCAGCAATTCTCTATACCATCTTTAGATAAACTTTTCCAATAAGTCCCAATTTCAATCCATTCTGGAGTGTCTGATTTATCTATCCATTTACCATTTATTATCAAATCAAAATCTTTGGCTAATCCAATAAAATGCAAACTGTCTTTTTTGTGATTCATGTGTTCTTTTTGGAATCGTAAAGACCATCCTTTTTCGGAAGCAAAGATAATCACGCTTGCAATATCTACCGAAAATTTATCCTTTCTTCTGCCGAGTTCGTATGAATATGAATTTGTCATTTCGTACTATCAGGTATCGCCACAGGTACAGTAGGAGCGGCTTTAGTTTCAGCTTCTATTACCGTTTCTTCTGTATAGAATAAGCCTTTAACCATGTCTAAACCGTCGTACTTGAGAATATATACAAATGATCCGATTGCGAAGCAAAACATGAATGCTATAATAAGCAGTTTCCACCATTGTTGTACTTTGATGAGTGCTTTTAGAAAATCAAAAAAGTTTTTCATTTAATTACCTCCAATAAGTCTTTCAAATTAGCAAGCCCGACAACTACACCTAAAATTATACCCAATATAAATACCCATCTTACTGCTGTCTTATTCTTACTTAAAAATAATACAATACTTGCTTTCTCAACTGCTTTTAAGCGAGGGCATATATCGTTATCAAGTCTGTTCTTTAAGCTGGCTACTGTGCCGTTCGTAAGAGATACTTTATCATCAATTATCTTATTACTGTCAATGATCTTATTTATCAGCTTACCATGATTTTGTATTTCTTCATAAATCATTTCATTTGTTATTGCAAGATTCATAAAAACTCCATTTTCATTTTCACCCATGCCATACTTCTCCCTTGCGTTAGCTGTTAAGTTTCACTTTCTTCTATTGGCGGTTCAATTATCGGTATATAAATTTTGATTGCGTCGTACTTGCAATACGGCACGCAGATTAGACAGTCCGTACATATCGCAGGATCAATTCTGTATATGTCACCTGAGCTTATACACTTATCAATAGGGCATGCTTTTAAACATTCCCCACAGTTCCTGCATGAATCCATAATCTGTCTTGCCATTAGTCATCTCCCAGATATTTTATATTCAGAGTTCCACTATTAGGATTAGCAAAATCGCTTAACGGTTTAAGTATTATACCTACATCGCTTGTTCTCATTTGCAGAATGAGACTGTCACCTGCTGCAAAGTATCCGTCACTATGTAGTATGAATGCCTTTTCGTCACCTATTGCTTTTGTAACAATTTCTTTCTGCTGTCCACATAACGAATATGTTCTGCCTCCACTTACTGCGCCTTTGACAAGTCTAAACTCAACGGTTTCAGAAGTGTTTACACCCCAGTAAACTTTGAAAGTAGCATCTATAGCATTCCACTGTGCACGATTAACTATTATACAACTGTCTGCCGGAGTGCCTGTAGTTGCTGTATAATGCCAAGAATTGCCTGTGCCATTAGCTACAACAATAGGTACTGTTAGCCATACATCTGGAGCAGAACATACAAATTGAGTTAATCTCTTAAACTTACCTATGATATGTTTAAAATAATTGTAGCCATCAACATCAAGAGAACGATTAACCACGCCAGCGGTCATATTGCCTATGAGTAATTCGTCGGAATCTAATCCTACTCTTAAAGTAGAATCAGCTGTTGTTTGTGTTTTACCTGCCTGAAATCCTAAAAATATATTGTATTTACCGGTTGTATTGTCAAGACCTGCATAACTGCCGATAAAAGTATTTGCGTTTGACCCTGCGATCATATTGACGCCTGTACTATCTCCAAAGCAGGCATTACTTGAAATAGCAACGCTTGAACCGCCTTGTGTTCCAGAATAATTACCAAAAAAAGCGTTGCCATTTCCTGTAACTCGGTTACCTGCTGCAAACCCGAATATTGAGTTATATTTTCCGGTTGAATAACGGGCTGCCTGCGCACCAAAATAACAATTTCCTGTTCCTGATATGTTTGTAACACCGGAATTATAACCGTAAAAAGTGTTATTACTTGCGGTATTTGCTTTACCTGATAACGCACCGACAAAAGTATTTGCCGCTCCGCCTGTAGCCGCTCCGCCTGCATCAGTACCGATAAACACATTAAGGTTGCCTGTAGTCAACGCATCGCCTGCAAAATCGCCGATAAGAATATTATCAGCGCCAGACTGATTTGTTGCACCTGCTAATCCGATTTCAATTGTGCTTGCTGGGCTTGTAGCTCTATGTCTATTAGGTCGGAATGCTGCTCTAACCGCAAATGTATCAACTGCAAGTGTGTATTTATTTGTTAACTGTGATATTGTTGCGTTTGCAGTCGGAAAATACATATTACCTTGCATTCTTAAGAAGTCAGTTTTAGTTGTATCTATCTTGGCTACTCTTGCAATGTAAGTTGAATCTGCTGTTACCTTAAAAGTATTAGCCGTCGAATTGTCAAGTTTAACACCATTATTCATTACTATTCTATTCGTTTTTAATGTATCGGAATAAGCTACCTGACCGACATCAGTCGAATCGGACTGAATGCTTACAACTTCCTCAGCAAATGTCAATAATGAGTTTGTCGGGTTGCTTATTATGGCGTCGTTTTCAAGATATACATCATCATAAATTAGAGTTTCACCGTACAATTCAATCATATCTTCAGTTAATCTCAAATGCGTTGCATCTTGATTTGTGATTGTAGCTGAATTATGATAACTTATCGTATCATTCACAATATTTACAGCTCCGCCTTCTAATGCAATGTTGTATCTGCCTGCTATTTTAGCTTTACTTTGCAGTTTTAAAACATTTGTTTCTTCAGATATTTTAGAGTAGCCCAAATTCAATTCGTCCCCAGCATCAAGAAATAAATCATCGTGTATTTTCAGATTGTTCTTAATTATTACATTTGTTTGAGTTAATGTATCCTTTACTACTACAGCGGCGCTGTCAAGCATTGCAAGTCTTAACGCTGTATTTATGCTGTCAAATCTTGCAAGTTCTCTATGTTCACTCGCCCGTGTGGTATCATTTATGTCACTTGCTATTTTCGGATATAACAGCGCATTTATCCTGCTTATCTTCATCCTGTATGTTTCGCTGTCTGTACTATTTATTCCTAATAGCCAATCTGTACTATCAGGAGATACTATTGGTCTGTCAACCATTCTCGTCGGTGTTAATACCGAAAAGCCAAGTGCTATTAGTATCAGTATCGTAAAAAATATTATCTTTTTCATTTTTACTCCTTTAGAAAATTATTAAACTGCCGTCTTTGTCTAATATCGGTCTGCCGTGCTTATCAGTCAGATATTGTGCCGTTAAGTCGAAATCGCCTGCCAAATAATCCTGTACTTGCGCTAATGTAGGATTTGTATGAGTTGATCTTGGACTTGCAAATGCCATTATGTTGGAAATTCCGCTTTCATTTAATGTAGCGAATAATAGATGTTTATTCTCATAATCAAATACGCCATTACTGATATGCGTCATCCATTCGCCAACCCATAATTTGCGTGGCGTGACATTATCAGCTTCAAACAAAATACAATTAGTGAATTTAGTGTCTAATGTTTGTACGGGTATTTGCGGAGTGAATTGTATATAATAATTTGGTACAAGCTCGTTTGAGGTTATTAGTGCAGGATTGTACGGATATACCTGCGGAGAAGTAATCTTACCTGTATTATCCTGTGTAAGCAAATGCGTAACATTATCCATAAAGTTGTTTTTGCATATCCAGAATAACATAAATGTAGTGCTAAGATGACCGTCAAGCCAACGCTCCCTATTACTTTTCCTATTATAATACAGGGCGGCCTGCATTGTATTCGGCCACCCTTTTTTATATAATTTAGGCATATCAGCCATAATTAACTCTTTGGTTTTAGATTATTCCGATTATTGATTTCACGCATCAATTTCTGTTGCATTTCTCGTAAATTCATTTCTTTCTTTGTTGTGTTATTTGCCGACTGTCTCCTTGCATGTAACAAATCATTCATGCTTGCTTTCGGGTTAGCGTATTTAGATAATTCGCCCGACAGTCTGTTTATTTCTTTCTGTACTACCGCTAATTCATCTCTAAGTTTAGATGCTTTTTTAACTAATACTTCATGCTCTTCTTTCAACTTGTCATATCCTGACGATTCCTGTGATTTAAACTCTGTTTTTTCAGGCTCTATAACAGGCGGATCAAGTAAGTCGCTTGTAGCTTTTGTTTCTTCTTTTTTCGTTATAGTAACACCCAATTTAGCGAGTTCCTCAATTAGCTTCTTTGCGCTTTTAGCATTTGGGTTTTCGATTTTGTTCTCTGAAGCTATTACTCTTAATTCGTCTATTGTTTCGTACTCTATTGCTGTGTTTTGTTCGGTCATTTTATTTCCTTTTCCTTAATTTATAAAAGGCAAGAGCCTGACCATTCAGGCTCTTACGCATTTTAATTATTAGCCGTTAGTTCTCAGGCAAGCAATACTTATTCTTTTTCTGTCATATTTTCTGTTCCAGTTAGCGGCAAGTCTGAGTTCTGCAAGAGTAGGAGAATCCGAAGCCATTGATCCTTGAAGCCAGTCAAAGCCGTATGGATGGATTGCTACCATTCTTCTTGAGTACAGATATGTCTGTCCGCCTCCGTTTCCTTTATCAGGCGCACGGTATAGCTCGGAAGCATTTTCAGGGTTAGCATCGCCAAACGCAATAGTTCCTGCGCCAAGCAAATAAGTATCGTAAGTATATTTTGTCGAACTGTCAGCATTTGTCCCTGTTGCAGCATACGGCATATCATCGTCATACATTACTCTCATACCATGATAAGTAGGAATGTTTACTTTGCCGTCTGAATCAGGAATGAAGTCAATGAGGTTATTTTCTTCAAGCCTTGCATATACTATCGAGTGCATGATTATCATATTATATTCTGACAATCTGTCACCTGAAGTAAGCCTTGTGTTAATAACAGCCGATGCGCTGATTAGGTTAGCATCAGTCGGGTCAGTAGTAGCTGCTGCATTCGCAATATTATAAACCATATCACCGCCATCATTAGTGGTATTGTCCAGCAATATACCCTGAATAGTAGCAATTAGTCTTTTATTGTACGAAGTCAGCCAGTATTCGGCTATTCCGTTTATTGTTGCAAGTAACGGGTCAACACCTGTAAAATACTTGACCAAATCCATATCTGACCAAGATTGATTCAGGAACGATCCGATAGCTCTGCATTTTGAGCCAGAACGAGCTTTAGGAGTTGAGGTTGATCCTGTAACATCGCTTGATACATTCGGCTCGTCTGCTGCGATTGCATCTACATAAGGCAGATCAATAGTCTGCGATCCGCTTGCTCCGTCAATTACTTTCATAACTCGTGGGTCAACTACTGCTACGCCACTGTTAATCAGTAAGTTTTTGTTTAACATCCCAAGTATCAAATTCTGATCGAATAATACGGGGTTGTAAAAACTGGTTATTGTGCTTTCCGCCATAATAGCACCTCCATTTTAAATTAAACTGCTTTCTATTTTAATCCATTATGGCTCATGCCACTATCCGCACATGCAGACTTTTACAGATAGATTATTTCTTTTTCGCTAATTCCATTAGTCTTGCCGCTTCTTTCGGATTGTCTTTTAGCATTTTAGCTTGTGTAGTAACATTAAACGAAGGATCACCATGCTTAAATGGATTTCCGCCTAATACTGTTCCGCCATCTGACCCTTTCGCTCCACCTCCGCCACTTGGCAAGCCCCAATTACTGTCTTGTTTCTCATTTTGAAACCACTCAGGCAATGTAAGACCGTCTGTTGACCTAAATTCCTGTAAGTCATTATCCCATTTCACGCCAAATTTAGCTCTATACATTACATCTTTGATTGATTTAGGATCAATCGTCCCTGCGCATAGCTTATTGATTTCAAGATCGAGTTTCATGCCGATTAGCACTTGTTCTGTTTCAGTTGCCTTCTGCTTCCATTTATCGGCTTCGGCTTTCTGCGCTTCGATTTGCGTTTCAAACGGTTTCGTTCTCAGTTTTACTTTTTTCTCAAACAGTTCGTCAGTATCACCCGTCTTGTCGCTTTTGAGTTTCAGTTCCTCGTACTCTGTGCTAATTTGCTCAATTTTTTCCGGTGTCCACTCTCCGTATTTACTTACTCTTTCTTTTGCGGCTTTATGGTCTGCTCTTTCTTTTTGTAAAGCAGTATGGACAGTCTTAAACTCTTCCATAGGTTTGAAAGCCTCGTATAAGCCGTCTAATACGAACTTCCCATTGACTTCTTTGTAATACGATCTTAGACTTTCGTCAATTTCGTCTAAGTTTGTTGCTTCAAATTTTAGGCTCATGCCTTTCTCCTTTAGTTTTTGTTATTATGACAACCTCATGTTTGTCTTAATACTTCAATATAAGCTAATTTTTATAATTAGCAACAACTTTTTTATGATATTTGTCATATTTTTTTTTTTATTATCTCTGACTAAAGCAAAAAATAAGATGCGATAAATAAAATTGTAAACTTCATTTATCGCTTGTTATGCGCACTCCATAGAGTGGGATAGAATAGGGATAGAAGATATTAGGATAGAAAGGATAAAAAAAGGAGGGAGTAATGATAAAAGTTAATTTAGTGTTATTGCTAATAATGCTATTAGTCGGATGCTCTTCTGATCCATCAAAAGTAGGAGCATTTACAGCATGTGAGGGATTTGTAACAAGCAGACTTTCATCACCATCAACTGCCGATTTCTGCTCAATACTTGATGCGGAGATTAAAGAATTGCCTGATAATAAATTTAGTATTTACGGCTATGTAGATTCGCAAAATGGATTTGGGGAAATAGTAAGAACAAGATTTATATGCGAGGTGCAATATAAAAATGGTAATTGGATATTAACTGATATTCAATTATAATAAGGAAAACAAAAAAAATAAAAGGGGGTATCAAAATGAGTGACAAAAAAGATAGAGTACATTATCCTGTTTTTTGGTATCGCAGATTAAATAAAAAATCTGATGTCGTAAAATATAGAATTGGTGACGATTATGTTGTTATCAGATTTTCTAAAAATGATGATTTATATGTATTTGACTACGAAAAATCTGGAAAAGATAGGGTTGAGAAAATGAAAGAATTGATTAAAGAAGGACAGGGATTGTCAAGATTTATACACTCTGACAATTTATTTCAAGAGTATAGTTACATAATAAAATCATCCGATGTTAATTGATAGGTTTTTCCATTAGTGTTAAATTATGTTTTTTCACTATATGATTATAAACTTCAACCCATTTTATATAGAGTTCTGGATATGCACAATGGGAAATTAAATTATCCATAGCGAGAACTATAAATTCTGTTGTTTCAAACTCTTCTGGTATTTTTTCTTTTCTCCACTCTCTATATTTATTTGATTCCTCGATATATCCTTCTCTAAATATATTAAATTCTTTTTTTTCATCCATTTTTACTTTCTTAATATCGTTAGTTAAGGTCATCCCCGTTTTCTCGGTTTCGCTTTGGAGTTTCTTATCCACATCCTGTAATAACTTCTTATGGATTTCTTTGTTCTTGTCTTTCATGTTTTGTTTTGTTAAATTTCTTAAATCAACCTCAAACTTGGAGGGAGTATGCCCAGCACCAAACAAATCAAGAGATGGCTTGATAATAGCATAGTCACCTGTCTTTATTGCGGAAATAAGTTCAAGGTAGCACTCACTTGCGGAGATAATATATGTGATTGTGAGATCTGTGGGAGAACTAATCATTTCAAGGTTAAGAGCATGGTCAAGGAAACGATCACTGTCAAGAAACCTATTGACAGTAATAGCAAGTGATTTAGGCAATTTCTTGATAAGTTCTTTGACTTCTTCATCAATTTGCCTTAATTTTTCAAGACAGCCTTCTTGAAATTGCAAGTAAATCGTATCTTCATTTGTTTCTTTCAACCCGTCGTTAGTTTCGGTCATCCCAGTCGGTGATTTGGAGTCCTTAGACTGCGCATAACACGAGCAAAAACGCAGGGCTTCTCCTGTATCTTCTTTGCCCTGCGATTTAGCTCTATCCGTTGTTTTTTTGTTCATACTACAATCCTATTTATAGTTTGCTATTTTATACTACTAATAATAAATAATAAAATAATAAATTCCTATGACTTTTATCATACTGCTTTTATTCCCCATACCCCAAATACTTGTTGCAAATCCATTGGCGTTCCGCCTTCGCTGTCATATTCAGTAAATTGTAATTCGCCTGCCCTGTATGCTTTTGCCCTATCCGCACCTAATATCTTATTCTGATTTTCGGGTGATTGTAATTTAAGCCAATTAACGAATGTGATCGGTTCGGGTGCTTTGCCTATATAAGCAATAAAATTATTGCGCTTCATTATAGTTCCATTTGACATTACTATTTCATCCCTATCGCCTATAAATGCTAATGGATTGAGGAATGGCACTACAGCTGATCTGCAATTATAATGCAAAGGCGGTCTGGGCGCAGTACCGATAATGTATATTATATGCTTATTATTCTCATCTCTGCATCGCTCTGTAGTAACACTATCCAATACCGCAACAAATACCTCAAATGGCAGAATGATAGTATTAGAAGTAAAGAATTTTCTTCTTGCGTCATTAGCCAATCCTAAAGTAATTGTTTGTACGATACTATCGGCATGACCGTTAATTATATTCAATTTCTGCTTAACAGTCTTTCCTAATTGATTTGAACTTGTGTTATCAGAAACCGCTACTCGAACTATACTTAATAATGTATTTACTTCATTTGCTACAATCGTATTAAAATGCTGATCGGGAGTTTTACCTGAATAACTGCCGTATTTAAGAAAATCATTCGTGTTATCAGGTTTTACGGTTTCAAAATCTAAATTAGTTATATCGTGTAGCGACTTATCTATATAACTTATTTCTAATTTCATCATCCGCTTTAATTCACTATCGTATGTTTTCCTAAATTCGACAACAGCTTTCAATCGTACTTTAGCTAATCTGCGAGCTAATTTTTCATAGCGTTCGTTCTCGGTTTTAGATACCGTTCTCGTAAATTCGGCATAAGCGGAAATTATCTCATTATAGATAAGGATATTATTTTCCTGCAATATTTTCCTAAATTGCCGTTTCTGCTTTAATGCTAAATTAAGTAATAATGCCTGATGCAGTATTAGATCATTCTGTATCTTCTGATTGACTGTCGTCATCTTGTCCTTCTGTAATTGTATTGTTTACAGTATTACTAAAATCAATTATTTCTGCTCGTTCAGCTTTCTTCCATTCGCCATAGGTTTGAAATTTAGTCAAGTCGTTCTGTTTCAGCCAATTATAGTAATCCTCGTTAGTCATTCCACCCTGCGCTACTACCTGATACATATCGAATACATCTCTTGCAGGAATTAGCTGATAATTGAAATCGGTATTAGGAACAATGCTTATTTCTGCCTTTTCAGCATCAGATAAGCCCATCCATTCAGCTATTATCATACACAACTTAGTTATTGCTTCGCCCGATGTCTTGGCTATTGTAAGCAGATCATTTGTTGTTAATGCTATTCTTTGCTCAAGTGCCTTACCGCTTTCTACGCCTTCCTTCTCGCTTATTCTCAGTCCTGCGCTTCTCGTATCGTTTTTAAGTGCATTATGAGCTTCACGCATTTCCATTAAGCCGTTACCATTCACGCCTGCGTATTCTACTTTAGCTTTTTCGTTTGTTGATCGTATTGCGCTGTCAATATAGACTCCACCCTTAACCTCATCTTCGGTAAATCCTAATAACGCAAGTATGGAAAATGCTTGCATAAATAAGGCTTGTCTATAATCTGCGTCTTGCCTGTATAGCGATAATGATAGATTAGACTGATTTTCAAGTAGCGGATATTCCGGTTCACCGTTTATATTTGTTACATTACATATAACAAAAGGAATAAGTGTTAAGGATTTGCCATTAAGACGAGGTACTGTTATCAAACTTTCGTCAGGATTTTCTATATTCCAAGTAGTCCATTGCGACGGAGTAATATTAGCTGTATAATATTCCTTGCCTTTAATTCCATTTCTTAATGCGAATAGCCTGTATTTTTCTTCCGGTGTCCACGATTTAGTTTTCTGGTCAAATGTATAACAACTTTCATCGCATAATATCCAATTATACTTTATATCTTTAGTTATCGGATCAAGCGATTCATCCCAATTTACTATTGACATGGCATTATATTTAACTATATAAGGTATAAATGTAGCATCAATAGTTTCAGGCATATCAACCAAAAGTCCTATTCGGCTTGGATTTAATTGCGCTTTATTCAAATCCCTATGGAAGCTGTCAAGCGGTTCGCCATTTATGGTAAATGATTTTAATATCGGCTCAAGTGCTTTTGGTAATTTATATACAGAAGCCTTAGTATGTAACATGCCTAATCCCTTACTTACCGTATCGCCTACATAGTTATAGAATACGGCTCTTTGCTTATATGCTTCATATCTTGTATTTCCATCAGTACCGTCTTTAAGCTGACCTGATGTTTTAGGCAGATATGTTTCACCCTGTAATTTTACTTCCCGTTCGCCTAACTCGCCTGTAACCTTTAGCTGTTGCCAAATATCGTACATAAGCTCATATTTTGGGTGTTTAGCTACCGTAGATATGATAACCGAATTTACTGTTGACTGATTGACTGGTGTTGTCATAATAACTCCTTATTAGTTATAAAATCCGACTGTGGTCGAATGTTCTTTAGTCTGTATTCTGTATCGTGCCTCATCTGCAATGTGGTCTTCCTGATCTGAATCAATATCGTCTAAATTTACTTTATCCTGCATCAAGCGTGGCACATATTTAATAAAATCCTTGCAGGTATTCCATATAAATAAACCCTTACGCTCTCTTGTCATTGCGCCTTCCATCATTTCGCCCATTAACTGCCAGCCTGTTGCTCTACTACCTGATCCCTTATCCGACCTGCGCCAAAAACAACCTACATTTGCCATTTGCTGTGCAGTAGTTATTACCTGATCGGATTGGCTGTATATTTGGGAATCGGCTGCGCCTGGAACAACTTTAATGCCGTATAATTCTTCTATCTTCTTATCAATCTCAACTATCCTTAATCCCACATCAGTTGACCCCATTCTTAAGCCTACATTTATCTGACCTTCCGTCTTGCCATACCACTCGTGAATACGGTGTAAGTCGCCTTTTATCGTAGGCATAAAAGAACCGTTAGGCAATACTACATCAGAACCGTCTGATTCAGCCCACCACCCTACGCTAAACGGCTTAGTATATCCCCAGTCGAGCGAACGGTCAATTTTCCAAGATTTAGGTATTGTAAACGGAGTAACTACATTATATCTCGGATTCCAATACTCTTCAAAATATCCGCCTGCCGCTATATTCCAATCGCCATATAACCACGCATCTCGTTTCGCTTTATTTTTCAAACTCATAATATCTGCTATATAAGTCGGTCTGGCTCTTAACAGTGCCTTATTTTCCTGTAAAGATGTATAAATACGAACTCTTTTCCTTGTCATCCCATTTGGCGACACATCTATAATAATCTTTCCTCCAACAGGGTCTTTATCATAAAACCGCTCTTTAACCCAGTGATGCCCTATTCCGTATGGGTTAGTAGTCGCTATACAGAAATACGGCATACCCATTCTTGCAGACCTGACTGTTGTTTTCATTGATAAATAAAAATCAGGATCAGGCCAGTTAGTCAACTCCTCAAATCCTAAAAATGCGTATTCGTGACCGTGATAGTGGCTTTGATAATCTTCGTCAGTCTTGCCTGCTCTAAATAATAATTCCTCTCCAGTTGACCATACGATTTTATACTCTTTAGCCGATTTATAAAATCTTGCTTTCGGGAATATTTTAGCTCTTAACTTATTAGCTTTTTTAACTATATCGTCAAGCTCTTTATATTCTGTACGGAATATTATACCACGCCAATCTGTGCCGTAGCCTTTACCGACTTCTTTCATAAATTTTACTAATAAAGTTTCAGATTTACCTGTTCCTCTAGGGCCGTCAAGCAGGATTTCTTCAATAGGACAACTCAGGGCTAATACCTGACTGCCTTTCTGTGGTTTCCAAACAATATTTTCAGATTGTTTTATCATTATTTATCTATCAGTTTTTTTTGTTTTGCCATTTCATTCGCTAATTTTACCTGTTGCATTTCGGTTTGTTTTTCCCAAAGAACATCGTCAACATCATCATCATCGCCATCAACTTTAAGCACGCCATATTCTTCAGGATTAAGATCGTTATTCGCTTTAGTAGCGAATCGTTCAGGATAGTATATTTGTAGCCATTTAAGCATACCGTCAACATTGCCTTTATAATCCTTTTCAACTATTTTTACCAATTTCTTTAATTGCTTAATTTCATTAGTTGCCAAATCAGGAACTTCCGTTACATCATATATACGCTCTTGTATAGTTCCCGGCAATATAGCCTCCATTAAACCCATTACTACCTTACTATTGGCTACATCAATAGCATCTTTATAACATATTTTTAAAGTCGGAACATTCTGTACGAGATCAGTTATAGCTTCAGTAGGCAGACCTAATATTGTTGCTATCTCGTCTTCTTTCTTACCTAAAAATGATAATCCTGCTACGATATTAGTTATAGTCTGATCGGTTAGCTTTGTACGCTCTACATTTGTCGTAGATACAATATCTATACCTTTAGATATTTTTATTTTACCTAATTCCTCTTTGCGAGTTTCAGCCATAAATTCCTTATCATATTTAAGTAATTCAGGTTCAGTTAAAATAGTCTTGCGTACTTTACGATAATCCCATCCTAATTTCATTCCAATATCTTTGTAAGACTTGCCGTCTTTAAGTAGCCCTTGTATTATTTCTATATGTTCCTCCATTCGTGCCTCCTGTATTATAATCCTTGATATTCTGCTAATGTTTCACCATATATTCCATCTTTATATGTTCTTGCTTTAACCCATAATGTATTTACCGAAGGAGCGAACGATAGCCATCCACTCGTATAATCCGATCCTCCACCAGTATTAGGGTCTATAGGTTCAGAACCGTCTGTTGTATAATAATATACTATATCAGCAGAAGTATAATAAGTTCCTTCCCAAGTCAAGCCAAATCCTGCATAAGTACCTGGAACTGATGAAGTTACATTTATCGTAGGTGTCAAATAGCGTTTCTCTGCTATTGTACTTACGCTATTTGTTTTCATATCTATTTGAATAGCTTTAACCCATGTTTTTCCTGCTCTATAATTTACTTTATAGGTAGGATTAAGACTTTGATTTGGTGGTTGATCTGGAGGAAGTCTTGTAAAAGACCCACTTATAGTGGTATCGTGCCATGTATTAAGGTTTCTGCTATCAATAGTCGGATCGGCAGGTTCTACCCAATTATAGCTTACTTCATAGAATATTCTTTTATGAAGAAATGATCTTCCGCCTGCCGTTACTTTAATATAAGGGCTTACATACGATATTGTAGGAGTAAACATTCTTACTACCATAATCTTCCATGCTTGAAAGCTGTCATATCCCGACCTGTTTGAATATACTTTCATCCATTTATCCGTAACTGCACTAAAATCAGTAGCTTCGTCTGCCGCTGTATATGTCGCAGTCTGCAATCCTGCCGCTATTACTATTGGAGTGCTATTGATAACAGTAGTTAACGAATTGTCTTCCGGCTCGAAAAATTCAATAGTAGTTGTCTGTCCTGCTTCGTTATCGGTAGCTCCCGTATTATAAGAATCATAGAAATTTACTAAATCAGTTCTGTCTGAGTTATTCCAAGTAACTACTGTGTCTTGCGAATCGTTTAATACTACAATTCCGTAATTATCAGGCAAATCGCTGTCAACTTTAACGATTCTAGGTCTGTACGGCAATTCATACCTCTTAGCTAACACCTTGCTTATTTCAGTAGTGTCAGCGAGTAATACACCGCCTGATTCTGTCTGATTAAGTAATTTTACTTTATTCGTACCATTAGCAAATTCGGCATCTATAAAACCTCTATTTGCCGTCATATTAGCAAACCATACATCAGAACCTGCCGGATGATATTGCGGTACAGTATCCATGCAACCACGCTTTACAGTCATAGTCATAGCAGTCGTATCAACTGACAATAATTCCATAATCTCATAATTAGTATAATCGCTATTCTGTACTATAATATATACGCCTGCTCCTGTAACTATATCAGAATCAATATTGTCATTTAACGGTATATCTGCTTCAGTAACATAACCTAAATCATTCATTAAGCTGTTATGATAAGCAAAATAACCATCTCCATATTGAACATAAGCAGAACCTACATATTTCCATTGCTCATAAAATAAGCATTCGCTTGAAGGCTTCTGCTGTAATGTCATTATATATCCATAATCAGTAGTTGGCGCATACGAATATTCATTCTGCAATATCCAATACGGCACTTCATCCACAAAATAATCTGTACTCTCAAGCGGATCGTTCAAAGCCGCATCGTAAGTAGTTGAATTAGGAGTAGCATATAAACCTTGCCCGATTGCATATACATCCTCTATACATTGTATTTCAACTTTGTTATTCTCGTATTCGCCTTTATCTACTTTTAATGCCCTGAATACTATTCCGACAAGCCCTAAGTCACTATTGTTAATTCTGAATACATCGCCCGGATTAAGCGTTCCGAAATTTCTATTACCGCTAATTGTCATTTTAGCTAATTGGCTTGTAGCTATTCTCAGTTCTTTAGCGGCTACTTTCTGAGCTAATTCTACATCCATAATCCATTCTCTGCTTATAGAAGATGATATAATACAGCCTTGTTTCATAAATGCGGCAGCGTCGTGGACATAAACAGTAGCTTTCTTCCATGTAGTAGGATCGGTATAAGTCAGGGCTATCTGATTAGTCATATTTAATGGTGTGCCTCGTGTAAAATCTTTAATTTCTGTATAATCATTTTCGTCATAAGTAGTCAAATCATCAATATCGTAATTATCTCTTGCGAGTTTAATCTGATATAATCCGTTATTATCCTGATATACAAAGCCGTCAATATATTCCTGTACTTGCTGAATTAAATCGCCTGCTTGTATAGAAGCTCTATCAAGAGTTATTCCAAGCCCGAATCCCTCGTTATATGCCATTACCGCATAAGATTGAAAGCTCGTACCGATAAGGTTTGCCGAATGACCTAATCCCCATTCCTTACTTGTAATAGCTTCTCTGATAATATGCACTGCATTCATCGCACCATTTGAACCGATTTCGGCTTTAGCCGGAAACCACTGTTCGCTAAAATCCGACTGCCTCATAATTCGTTTTAATTCTACTGATAAAGATTGCGGCGTAGGGCTTAATCCCAGAGATGTATCATCAGCAGGTACACCTGTATAAGTTGAATATAAATTTCCGCCAAATATAGTGCCGAAAAAACCTCTGAATGTAGGAATATAACCTGTCTGTCTGTATAACGGATTAGTTGTTTCACTTGTATTTGCTGAATAATAATCTAAATAAGCATTAACATCCTGATTTAATTCGCCAAATTCAATAAATAAATCGCCCTGATAAGAGCCTACTTTATCTAGCACAGAAGATGCAGGAGCAACTGTATTTTCTGTATAGCTTACCGTATATTTTTTGTCGCCATCCCAAATAGCGGTAATTATATCTATTGGAGCTAAACAATAAATCTGATGAATGCCAGCTTGATAATTATCTCCATTTGCGCCAAGATCGCCCCACCATACTACATTCGATCCTGTTAACTTCTGTTTACCAAATATTACTGGAATAGCCCTGCCTTGTTCCGCAGTAGGTGCATTAAATTCTTTTAAATCCGGCTCTTGTGTTTTATCTTTAGGTATTCTTGGAGCTGTAAGCCACGCCACAACTAAAGATAAACCCCATATTGCTAAACTCCACCACATTATACTGCCTCCACGCCATTACCTGCAAATGGACTTCTATCGGGCATAAACGGAAAGCCCTTATAATTAGCTATATTATTGAAATTATCAGTACAAGATTTTACCGTATGATCGCATCCTCTAAATAAATAAATCGTATCGCCTGCTTCAAGTTCCCTAAAAGGTCTTACTATCTCTATTCTATTACCGTGATGCGACTGTATAGTACGAGCTTGTCCGTCTGTCATTTTAATTATGCCTGCTTTATAGAATCCGCTGTTATCAGTATTTGCTCCACTATAATATACCGTTCTGCCACTTATTCCTGTTACAGTAGCGGTATCTTTATAAGCGTCTTTATTTACTCCGCAAGCTAACGAGTATAGCGGTATCATACATTGACAACTATATATATAGAACAATATCGGCCTGCGAGTAGTTGACAGTCCAGGATCACATGCAATTTGGCAAGTGAGTGGATTTATCTTGAATTGTATTACATTGCCTGTAAATATCGTATTAGTGTAAGTAAGATTCTGCTGTTTATATATAGTAACTTTAATATTCTCATCAGCGTAATTGCTTATATTATCCTTAACTATTTGTGCAGAACTCCTAATATCAATAGTAATTTGGCTGTCTTCAGGATTATCGGTAGTATTTATTTTTGAGCGCACTATCTGCATTGCTTTATAAGTATTTGTTGCCGCAGGATATATAATATCGCTTGTATAATTTGTGTAATACCAAGCCCTTGTTACATTACCTAAAATATCGAGGCACTCGAATTTAAACAACTCTACTGGTGCTGAATTATCTGTCGAAAGCTCGTATGTATTGAAATCGGTCATTTACAACCTCTTAGTTATTATTTATTTCGCAGAATGTAGTGCTTATTTTAATCTCGCCTACCATATCCCACTTAAGCTCAATAGTATCGCTATCCAATCTATACGGTACAAGCCAACTGCCATAACTGCCTGATGCTAAGTTTACGCCAAATGCACTTGCTAAAGTTACCCGTAATGTGCCGTCTGTATTTTCGATAATAGAATTTATCTGTCTTGGATATGCTGTTCCGTTAAGCCATACCACAATAGCGTTCCTGCGGTCTGAATTGTACAATTCGTCTTGTCCGTTATTAACTACATCAATGTAAGTATCTGTACTTGTATAAGCGGAACTTAATTGGAAATCACCGTAGAATGTAGGCGCATAAAATACTTTTTGTCTGCCTTTAATATAATGCAAGAATTGGTATAATTCGTAAATTTCGGCAAATGTGTTTTTGTACCAGCCAAAGCCTTTGATCTCTTTCGGTACTGTCCAAAACGGTTTTACATTGACTAAGCCTGTATTGAAATCTATAAACTGATTGCCTGTTTTAAAATTGCTTGTATTGGTATCACCGTCATAATGATTGTAGTCATATATAATAGGAATAGAATTAAGACTGTATGTAGGTAAATAACCTGTAATAATAAGCGGTTCTGCTATCTTATAATTAAAGTTATAATAGCCTTCTTTATGTTTCGTGAATACGGACTTGGTTGTGCCTTCGATAAATGTCTGCCTGATTGGAATTACATACGGCTTAGTATAAGTGCCTGTAAGAGTTTCAGTAAATTCCAGATATGTAGCGTCAACTGCCGATACTGTCACTACTTCATAATTCGTTTTAGCATCCCATATAATTATAGAATCGCCAATAGTAAAACCTCTGCCCGTTGTATCGCATCGTACTCTTAATGGAGTTGAATATGGCAAATTATCTGCCGTTCTCGTTTTCATAGTCCAAATTGGAATATAAAATTTAGTGTTTTGTAGTAAGAATATCAGCTCTAAGCTGTCATAGTCGCCTGATTCAAGATAATATTTGAATGTAAATGCCTGTTCTGGACTAAAGCGCATTGGTATTCTCTGCTCATCGCCATCGTAGCTTTCGATTATGTCAGTTGCGAATTTGAGCGATTCGGTTATTTCTCGTTCCGGCCTATATGGCAATATTACTCCTCGTGTACCTGTAAGCGTTAATACAGGATCGCCACTTGGAAAATCCCAAGTAATTGTATTATTGATTAAATATTTACCAGTTTCCGTAATATATAATTCAAATTCGTTATTTTCAAGGCTTACTATAGTTGTACTCGAATTATTATCTACTACCGACACGCCTGCATTGCCTGCAACATCTATTGACGAATATGTCTTATCTGCATCGTAAAATAAATTCCATACTTTCAAGTCATATTTAGCGTCATATTCAATTCTACCTATTGCAATTAAACTAATAAATTCGCCATCATACTCTATGTGGTATTTTTCGTATAAGTCATCAGCGTAACTTGGTATTTTTACTCCGGCAAATGCTGTCATTTTTTTATCGCTATCCCTCTATAATAATAAGTGTCTGCTTCTGAGTGTAACGGGAATACTCTAAAAGTATCGCTACCTAAAACTATTTCCGTTTCAGCATCAGTGTTCGTAATATTAACTAATCTTGTAAGACCTGAATAACCGATATATTTTCTATCCGATCCACTCATTAAAAATAAGTATAATTTATTCAAAGGAGGAATCCGTTTAAGCTGATTTACGCCCTTCTCCCAAAGGTCGCTTAGGAATTTTTCCATAGTGCTTGCCGTAACATCGTCAACTGGAGCTTCAATTATATAAGTCGGGTCGTAATCGTTATATTGAATATCAGTAGTTAAATTATACATAAACATAGTACCGTAATTAACTGCGGTAAATAATACATCGTCTGAGAATAGCATATACTTATTGTTTGTTGAGTAATTTGCTATATATCCGCTAATCGTTCCGGTTGCGTAAATCCAAGTATTAGTTCCTGTGCCTTGTACTTTCCCAAAACATATTTGCTGATACTCATTACTTGAGTTCTTTAGCACAATAGCATATTCGTCATCATTAGCAAAGAAGTAATAAGTGCCTGCCGTTATACTAGCCATTACCGCAACACTATTTGTATAAGTATTAAAAAATGTACTTGCCGTTATATTAGTTGCCGTACCGTGATTATCATTTCCGCTATAATCAATCGTTTTATCTGTGAAAGGCGCACTTGTAGTATTTGGCTCATTGCATTTATACCATACTAATTTATTCGATATTGAGCTTATATTTCCGCTTGTATGATTTTCGGCATCCGTTATAGTCATTACATCATTTGTAAATACGAAATCTTGGAATTTCATATCCGTCAATGCAGAACTTGCGTATGATGCGAACAAACTTAATGTTGTATAATTTAATACAGGTAGTGAACCTACTATACTGCCGTTATCCTCAACACCGTCAAAATAAAATTTATAAAAACCTGTGGATTGCTTAACTGTATAAACTACGCTTACAAACGCACCTGCCGTAGCTTCTAAATCAACCGTAGTCATTAAACTTTGTACTAAATTTCCACCCATCTGTATTCCGCACGCTTTTCCGCCTGTAGTTTTCAGATAGAAAGTAAAGCCTTGCGTTCCGCCTGCGGTTTCCATTAAGACACCTAAAGTTCCTGCCGAGCTTGAAACATCTACTTTAAAAGCGATTGAATATTCATCCCCAGTCAAGTCAATTTTAGTTTTTGGAACTATAGTATCATCCACTCCGTCAGGCAAATAATAATATATATTCGGTACGCTTGAATATCTCATATATTTAGTTTGTGTGTCCCAATTTTCAGCCGCATCATAAGCAGTAGCGAAATTCATTGCAAGACCTGTCAAATTACCGCTTTGTGTATCGCAAACTACTTCATCCGTTGCCGTACGGAAATTATATTGTGCATTAGCATCTGAAACTAAAAGTCTTGATCCTGTGCCTTCTGTTGTATAACTTCTTTCAGTCAGGGAGCAATCAGTAACCATAAACGATCTAAGAGCCGTTAAGAGTTCCGCTGTCGTTCTGTATGTGCCTACTTTATAGCTCATTCTTTTTCCTTATACAGCATCTATTTTTACTGCGCATAATTCGTAATCTAATCCTGATCGCCATGCGTTTTGTACTATTAGATAATTATATCCGCCTTGAGTTAAAGTGTCCGTTGTCGCAAGTCCGCCTGTTACCGCAAATACTCCGTCAAGCTCACCGTAAATTATGTCAGCTCCGTCTTTCCTATCCATCAATATTATCGGGAACATCGGAATATCGTCATCCTCAGTTTTCGCTATTGTAAGCCAATACCTCGTAGCTGATTTATTGCTTGCATAAGGGAATACGCCTCGTTCCGTTAAATAAGTATAACTTGCGCTTAAATACGACCCGTTAATAAATCCTTTCCATAAACCATTATACCTAAGCATACAGCTTGTTCTCGTATCGTAATAGAATGGCGTAGAATACGGGCTTGTACTGCTCGAATACGGATTAAAGAAAGCAGAGTGGCTTCTATTTACATCGGCTATTGCATTCATGCCGTCTGCGGTATCGTAGTGTGCTGATCCGCCTACAAGTACCATGTTCTGATATTCATCTATTGTGCCATACGCTTTTATTCCACCCAGATATGCTATTTCGTGTACTACCGCTGCCACAATCGTATGTGTCGTAACTATAATTAGCCTATTGTCATTGATTACAAAATGATAATCGAAATCATCGCTAATTTCGGAAAGTATCTTTGGCGGATTAGGTATTGCGCCATCCTGATTATCGTTTGTTAAAGTGCCGTCATAACTTGTAAAATGCTGTAATTTCAAATTAGCATAACTCGGAGCTGATATAGCATCATCGGTTTCAAGTTCAATACCGTAATATCTGTAATCAGTGCCAAGAAAGCCTTTTGACCTGAATATAAGTCCGTAATTAGTAAAAGCGGCTGTACCCGTAGCATAAATATCATTACGCAATACTTCCCAATTATTAGCTAATAGGAAAGTGTTTAGCTTTGCTAATAATGCACTCACGCCTGCTACGGTATCTGTTTCATAAGCGTCTGCCATTTACATTCCCAACGATTGTTTAACTTGTTTTGAATTAGTAGCTATGTAGTTGCCGATAGCTTTCTTATTTGCATTGCTGTTAGCCATTATTGACGGCAACTCGCTATCTAGTACTATATAATTATTTATTATCGGACTACTTGCCATTCCGCCTAATTTATCATTACTTACTATCGTGCCTGATGTGTTTGGTATAAATAGCTCTGCGCCTTTTTCGCCTACGATATACGGATTATTCGACTTGACATCGCCTCCGCCTGCTCTAAATGGATTGAAACTCATAAATCCGCCAAAGCCCTGTTCGCCAGACCATGCTGTTTGAGTAGCTCCTAATCCAAGCATAAAACTCAATGATCTGAACATAATCATCTTAGTCATTAGCTTTAATAAATCCATTGACATCTGATGCGCAAATTCCTTCCAAGTATCTTTTCCATCTGTAATTGAAGCTACAAGATTATCCGCAATAGTATCACCGAATGTTTCAAATAGATTTACTGTATAGCCTTGTAAGTCATCTACCATATCCGAATAAGAATCCCCTATATCTTTAAATGCTAAAATTACTCCGCCTTTCAATTCGTCTAAAAATGAAGTATCAAGATTAGGAGTTTTAACATACACTGCTTCACGCATAATATAATCTTCAGGATATGCTATCTTTGATATGCCTTTAGTTAAATCTCTAAATTTTAAATCCGTATAATCTAATGCCTTACCCGTTTCAAATAACTGCTGATTCAAGAATGCAAATATATTAGCCATATCTAATAACTGTTCTGTTGAGTATTTACCTGTTTGTTGCCATTGTTTCCAATCGCTATTCCACTTATCCATCATCTTGCTTATTCTTGGGTCAATATTTGCTATATCAGTTATTCTGCCTTTAAAGTCACTCAGTATCTCAAAATTCTTTGTATTCATAGCAAACCATTCCATTCCTGAAAATGTCAAGTTACCTTGAGCGTCATATAAGTCAGGCATTGAATTATTAGATAGTTTATCTATTACATCCATCATCTCCTGCAAGCCTTTTGTGTTTAAAACTACACCTGTACCTGCCATTACATTTGTAGGATTAGAATAAAAATCTTCTGTTATTTTTCTTATCTGACTTTGTGCGTCAATTTGAACTTTACCGCTTTTATCAAAATTCATTCCTGTCTGAAATACGAAATTCGGATTAAATAGATTTATATTTTTAGCTTCAGCATTACCAAATAATTTTATGTCATCTAAAAATTGCTTATAATTATCTTTCCAAGATTGCGTCATATTTGCCCAAGCACTCTGGTTTTGTAATATCTGATAAGAAGATAATCCTAATAATCCGTCTAAGTCAATGCCAGTATCAGCTACTTTTTGTAATGCTCTTATTTTATCTTGTAGTTTAATTATCTCGTCTGCATATTGAGCTGTGAATAAACTCCTTGCTCTTATTGAATCTAATTGCTCTTTTAGTTTTTGTATTTCTTGCGTTGCTTGACCCGACTTGTTTAACTTATCCGTCGGCAATGCTAAGTATGCTAAATTTTCTTTATTTAATGCGTTTAATGCCATTACAACTAATCCTATACTTGCGGCAATGGCTGCGCCTGTAACAAAAACAGGATTTGTCAACATCGCTAATGTAAATAGTTTTATATTGGCAATAGCTATTGCCATTTTCGGGCCAGCAAGAAATATTATTATATCTTTAATACCTGTTATTTGGGTTGACTTTGCCATTACATTAAATATATACATCTTACTTGTTAGTGCTGCTATACCTGTAAGAATACTCGCCGAACTCATTAAAACTAACCCTGTCACTACCAACCCGATATGATCCGCTAAAAACTCAAGTATAGTAGCTAATTTTTTCGTTATATTGAAAAATTCATTCATACTGCCAAATGCGTTTATTACACCATTTTTAAACTTAATCATTGACTGACCGATTGTCTGATTCATTTTACTATATTCGTCTTGTACCGTCAACGCATTCTGTAAGATTGCCTGTATTACTTTCTCACTTGTCAATTCACCTGCAAATGCCATAGTTCTTAACTTACCTAAATCTCCGCCCGTAATAGCGTCTTTCAATAATTTAGTTAATCGGATGTTTGTTTCAGTTACACTTCTAAACTCCTCGCCTCTAAGTTGACCACTTGCAATACCCTGACTTAACTGTATCATACTTGCTCGTGCTTCCATAGCCGTTGCACCTGATATTTGTAATGTTTGATTCACCGTTTTCGTTACTTGACTTAAATTACTCTGATTCAAGCCTAATTTCTCTGCCGCTAATGCAAGTCTTTGATATAATGTAGCTGTACCTTCCAAGTCCGACCTTGTATCATAAGCTACTTTCTGTACATCACGCATTACCGAATTGAAACTTTCCTGACTGTCTGTAACTAATTTTACCTTATTCGTTATTCGTGTCATCGTATCTATCCAATCGGTCATTTGGAATACTATCGCTCCAACAGCAAGATTACGCAATGTAGCCCTTAATATCTCTACTGATGCGTTTGTGGATTTGGCGGATTGTGATATTCCATGAATTGCCTGACTTGTCTTATCCGCTCCTTTAGGCACTGCATTAAATAAATCATTATACATTAACTGAGTTGATTTACGCATATCGGATGACATTCGTTTCATGGGCTTTGTTATATTCGCTTCAATAGCGGTCTGTATGCCCATGCTACTAATTCCAATACCCTGACGAGCCGTTAATGGGCTGAATAGAGCCTGATACATATCCTGCTGTGCATTTCGGGCTATACCTATGCTTTTTTTATATGGTGATATTATCCTGCTGTCAATTATATTTTGTATTCCTACACTGCTAATGCCACTGCCATTCCCAGCCGTTAATGGGCTGAATAGAGCCTGATACATATCCTGCTGTGCTGATCTCACTTTTGGCATCATTTGTTTAAATGGGTCAATTAAATTTGTCTGAATTATATCTTTTGTAGTTTGTTTAAATATTGTTTGTCTTAACGGATTATCTGAAAAAGTCCTAACATCTAATGGTGTTTTAAGTGTTGCTTGTAATCTTTTTATATGCGCATCGGTACTAATTGCAGATGCTCCTATTGCTTTCATGTCGGATTGAGCTTTCTGCGCACCTTGCGTACTGATTATATTTATTATATGATTAGTTTCTGTTGACATACTCGCCTCCGCTTAATACGCTACATTGAAATCACTTGCCTGACGACCTTCTATCGCTACATTCTGACTGCCTAATAAACCAAGCATCTCTTTTGATATTTCTGCCATT